TAAGTGCGGGTGAAAGCCCCGCCATCCCACCCATTAAAACAGGAGCTAGTTAGTGGAAGAGTGCCAAAGATGTAAGGAAGTAGGTGAGGATAGGCGTACTCTTTGGATGTGCTGCTTTTATAATATGGACGAACTTGGCTTGCCGTTTAAGCATGAGTTTGTGGGTAAACAAAAGTTCTACACCCTTCGTGTGTGCAAGACGTGCCGTGGACTGTGGATGGCAATGCAAGCGCTCTGGTTCAACCTTCCAGACAACAAGCGCAAAGCTGCCAATGGAAGCGGTATATACGTTCGTGAGCTCGGTGCCACCATCGAGATAAGCGAGGAAGAGTGGTACAAACGAAACCCCGGTATTGAACCCGTACGATTTAAGGATGAATGATATGAAATTCTGCGAAGCAATGGACAAGCTAAAGGCTGGCTCAAGAGTTACTCGTAATCCATGGAGAGAAGGCGTCTACTTTAAGATGGTCGATGCGGATGTTAAATCGTATCAGCCAAAGCTGGCCCCTTTCGTTTACAACGAGGACATCATGGTGTCTGATGGATGGATTGTTGATGGCCAAGAAGGCGAGATGACCTTCTGTGATGCGGTTTCTTTTTTGCAACAAGGATTGCACGCCAAGCTTAACACCTGGGACGAGACGTATATATTCTTGGACAGACAATCTAAGAGCTTAGTAGTTCACACCATGGACACGTTTCCCTTTTTACCTGACTTTGAATCATTCTTGGCAACCGACTGGGTGGAACTTGTTTAATGGATTATTACAAACTTGATGATAAAAATAACGCAATTTTATGTACCGAAAATGAATGGAAAAAAATTAATAGAAATAAAAAAGAAAAACTTAGAAATCAGGTTGCTTTTGATTTTTGCCAAAATTACAAAGTAACCACCGTATTTTTGGGGTTAGATTATAGTTACATCTTAGATTCAAAACCTATGTTGTTTGAAACAATGATATCTGGAGAAGGCCGTTGCTCTGGGTATCAAACGCGTTGCACTACCTGGAAAGAAGCTGAAGAATTACATCAAAAAGTTATTCAATGGATAAAAGATGGTTGTCAGGAGGATTAAGATGGTTGGCTTCACCGTGGATGAATTGAAAATAATAGCGGAATCTATTCCCTATATGCTTCATGAAGATGTAGGGTTTAGGACCAATCTTTTAACCAAAGTGGATAAGATGATTAATGCGTATTGCGAACATGAATCATGCGTATCTTTTCATGAACAATTTAGATGGCAATTATGCGGCAAATGTGGAGTTCAGTATAAATAAACCCGGTTAACCATTACAAAGAAGGTTTCTTTCCTAATTTTTTTGAATTAATTTTATGAATATTTTTTTTATGATATTGAGTCGGAGATTTTTTATTTGATTCGATCCGAATTTTATCTTCTTGCTCGTGTACTTCATAATGACAATTGAAACAAAGCAACTGACATTTGTCTAATTCAATAATTAATTTATCCCATGCCTTACATAATCCTGTTCCAGAAAGTCCATATTCTTTAAACAATGGATCTCGATGATGAAAAGTTAAAGCTACAATAGATTTACTATATCCGCACAATTCGCATGAGCCTCCTTTATAATTTACCGCTTTTTGTTTCATGCGTTTTCGGTAATTAGATGCGTAATCTACAGAACAAGCACAGCATTTCCATTTTTTAAATTTAACCCCTGATTCCACATGATCAGATTCACCATGTTTATTGCAATAAAGAAACTTAGTATCTAATATACGTTTAGGACCATGTTTTTTCATTTGAAATCCTCTTACTAAGTCTGAATCAAATTATATCATACTTACAAAACGTGGTTATAACGATAACCAGACTTAGTGATGAAATTGTACACACTCACATACAATAGGTACAACACTTTTGCGTTTAGTACCCCTATCTTTCTGGTCAAAAACTGCTCCACAACATGGTTAAGATTTATACCACAAATTCAGTATTATTCCCACACTAATACATCATAATATCTACAAGTAGGACATTTGTTGTGAATGACATCAATAAAATGCGTTTAAGCGTGTTGCGCGAGCTAAAGAACGTTCATAGGTTCCTCGACAACATGGAGCGAAGTGTAAAAAACAGAAATCCACAAGCCATACAAAAAGCTTATATCTTTCTTATTCATCTTGTGCGTGAAATGGATCAAGGGTTTCTTACCCCTAATTCTATTGCATTAGATTCCGAGATAGCACAATTGCTATCTGAGCAAGATAAAGAATAAATTATATTAAAGCTCAGGTTTGTCATTGTTGTCATTTTATGACAAAAATAAATTTGCACACATGATCTGAGTATTGTAGGATGCACAACTTTTCAGATAAGGTGTGCATGTGCAATTCTTTGATGTGAATGGTATCGAACTTGATGTACAAGACCCAAGATTTTTCATAGACGAAGAACTTATGTTTGCCCAGCAGGAAGCTATAGCGGAGATGCTGAGTACTTATGCCTAATATTTATGAATGGTTAAACCAAGAAAAATTACGTTATTATAAAATAGCCGTCACGGAAGAGGGTACAAATGGAATTGTTCTGGCTCATGATTGGGGTAGCTGTATTTCAAATCGAGGTGGTAAAAAAAATTTACTTGTGCAAACCCAAGAAGAGGCACAAAAATTTATTGCTAAAATGATGAAGCGGCGCAAAAGTCGTGGATATGAACTTGTTGCGTCGTACAGTTAATTTTTTTACCCGCAACAAATTCATAACAAAATTATTGTTATTCAACATTCCAATCAGAACGAGTATCCCCAGATTGAGAAATACAGGTAATAACAACATTAGATCGAGAAGGTAAATTTACAATATCATCAGCTCCAGATGATTGAACCGTAAGAATTTTATCCGAATTATTTGATATTAACCAAGACTGGTTAATGCTTAAAGTTGAAGTAACAGGCATTTTAATTGTTTGAGGCTGAACTCCAGTAATTAATTGATGATAATTACTTGAATTGATTAAATTTATAATCCCAGAATTTGAAAGATTCTCAAAGTATCCAAGAACAGTTTTATTTTCCGTATTATTATCCATGTCTGTAATTCCTTATTATGAGGCCCTAATTCCGTATAATTTAAATTTACCTGTAGTTATATTTCCAGTACTAAATACAAATTGAATAGCATTAATAGCATTAGTGGATGTTCTTTGTGATGCTGCATTTTGAAACTGGAACAATCCAGATGATAACTGATAATAAGAATTAAAAAATATTGATTTACGGTATGAGCTATTAGATGGGTTTATGATTGTAATTTGACTTGATATACCTAGGGACGGAGTGTTCTCAACCGCAGCTGCAACTAAAATATAAGAAGCTGTTTGACCAGTAGCACCGCTGCCGGCATCGCTGTTAACTGCAAAAGAATTTTTTATGTAATCGCTTGCGCCAGTATCATAACTAACGCCGTTATTACTGCTGGTTCTTAACAATAAATCTGCTGCATCTGTTGCAGCAACCACGTTATCAAGAAATACATAATAAGTAGAATAAGTTGAACTTAATCCCGTAAACACAATACTTGAGGACGCGCTTGCAGTTTGACTTGAAATAAATTCATACGATGGGGCGCTCCATGAGCCATCACCCCTTAAAAACGTAGTTGCACTTGCAGTGCCCGTAGCAGTAACACCACCAGGAATTGGAAGTCCTGAGCAGTTAATTAGGCTGTTGTTTAACGTATTATTAGTAGCCATAATTTATCCTTAAACTATAGTGAATCCAGCGGTTTGTCCGCCGCCTTGTATTGTCCATGTGGTGTTGGCAGTTGTGCAAATTAAATCAAGCGAATCAAATCTATTTGATGACGCTACACTTCCACCTATTCCCGCCGTAGATGAAACAGACCCAATTTGTATGTTTTGTGATGCATTTTGAGCGAGCAACCATCCGCCAGCACCTTTGCCAATAACACTAATTACCGTACCAAAAGCCGCAGTCACAGGCAATGTAATTGTCACAAGGGCCGCATTATTTGCCACATAACCATTGTCGGCCGCGCCTGCTTGTGTGGTGCCCGTAACTTCAGTCCAACCTATACCAGAACCCGTTCCGGCAATAGTAATTGAGCCCGAAGCATTGGCAATAGAAATACCTGGGCCAGCAGTTAATGTAGCTAACGTGTAACTTGTGCCGTTTCCAATTGGAAGCTGACCATTGGTAGGCGCAGTCCCAAAACCTAAACCACCCCTTGCAATACCTAGTGTACCCGTCCAACCTAATGTCAACGATGCGCTCTGTAGTAACGCAGTCGCAGGAGTTCCACCTAGCGTTAAAGTGACGTTAGTATCATCGGTTTTAGTCAGCGCAGCAGGCACAGGTAATTGCGCTGTCGTTGCCAACGTTCCTGACGTAGGAAATATCACAGTAGTAATTCCTGTCATTGTAAATGTTGACGCAAAAGCACCTGAAGTGGTTAAGCTGCCACCTAAAGTTATAGTAGACGCACCGTTGTTGACCCCTGTCCCACCCTGGGCTGCGCTTAATGGCGTTGTTAATCCGGATAAAGATGTAATGTTGCTGTTTGCGCCGGCTGTTGCAAACAAACTACTTAATTGCGTAAACGATTCTTTATACGTTACCCCGGCCTGAACAACCGCAAAAACATCAGACAACGCAGGAGTTACTATAATTGGTAAACTGCTTATTTTTACGCCCATAATATAATCCTTATATGTCTGGTGACCATTGTAATCATGTTAATTTTTAAACAACGATTCTTTATACGTTACCCCGGCCTGAACAACCGGAAAAACATCAGACAACGCAGAGGTACGAACCGGTAATAACTATTTGAGCCGCAATAGGAACATTAGTGGCATTTAAAAATGCTTGCGTTGCACCACCAGTGTATTGATAAAAAATTAATGTAGTTGTGTTTTGATTTATAATTGCCATGGGTATTCCTGTCAAAGTTCCGCCTGACAAATTAATAGGAAATGTTTGATAATTATTTGATGTTGCACGACCAGCTACAGGCATCCCTGTTATAGAAATATTTCCTGTTAGTCCACCAAGTGAACTTGTAATAATAAAAATATTAAAAGTAACAACGTTTCCAATTCTGGAATACACGGCCGTTCGAGATGAATAGGTTACTCCTACAGTTGATCCGCCAACGTTAATTGCTGGCGTAAACGTACCGTCCGTTTCGACAGGAAATCCACCGGTGCTATTTGTGTTAACGGCTAATGCTGTTCTAACTCCTGTTCCAAATGGAGTTTGTATCTGATTTGTTGTACCTGCCATTTTATTTTCCTTATGTTAAAACAATCCCAGATGACAATGCCCAATCGACGGACCATGCATTTGCAGAAATGTACATCAATTGAATTGAATCAGTTCCCGCGGCACTGGTCGCTGTTCCTGCTGCTGAACTTGCTACGCTTCCGTAAATAATAATTTGACCGGGGTTTGCTTGAATAATCCAAGCCGCACCGCTTCGGCCTTTAATTTTAATTACGTCACCAATTGTAGACAATCCACTTAGTGGCAATGTGCCAGTTGTAGCTCCTAGGTTGTTAAATATATAAGCATTACCAGCAGATAATGCTTGTGTAGTCCCTGCTACAGACACAGCAATTAAGCCGCCTGTGGTTACCGTTAACGCAATGGTTCCCGTAGCATCCGGTAATGTCCAAGTGCGAGCGGCAGCAGTTGAAGCATTGGTCAGCACGTTTTCAAAGTTACCTGCGTTATTTGCAGCAGTAAACAATGTGCCTCCTGTTGCAGCCGTTGTTGCAAATGCTTTAAAACTTCCAGAAATTCCACCGGCAGCTGAGCCAGATGAAAAAGTACCTAAAGTAGTTAGCACATTACCAGCTGCCAATGACAAACTATTTGTTGTAATAATTTGATTGCTTGAGGGGTTTAATTGAACAAAATTTGTATTAAATAAGGTTGCCACCTGTGAAAACGATATTTTTCTGGTAACTGGTCCTGATTGGTCAGCAGGAAAAACATCTGTTCCTACGGCTGACGTGGCTGCGGGCAGCGCAGATATTTTTATTCCGGCCATATCCTATACCTCTTCTGTGGCTAATAATTCTTGTGATAATTGCGTAGTAATAATTATATTGTCCTGAGTAAGTAAATCAAATTCGTTAACATCTGGCCCACCAGAATTGACTCCATACATCAATATACATATCACTCCACCGTACGCACCTTGCATAATTATTCCTTTTAAATAAAAGGGGAGCCAAAGCCCCCCAATTCAATTACTTCGTAATGATGTAGTTGAATGTACCAATGCCGGCATCACCAGAGCTTGTTACTACAAAAGAACCATTTCCAGGAACAATTTTTAAAACAGACACAGCATTTGCTTGTGTGTTCCAGTTACCAACTACGCTACTTCCAATCGTACAAAAAGTATCAGTAAATGATTGAGCAGCAGCTCCGCCCGCAGCGGCAGCAGCAGCTACAGCTTTCATCCGCACAGCAGCCGTAGACACAACCACGCCACCAGTAGCCGCTCCAATATCAGGAACTGTGTACACAGTAGATTGACCAATTGTGCCGCTAGTAATTGTTGTGTTAAATGCCCCGCCTGCGTTACCCGCAGCAACAATCATTGTTCCGTTAGCAGCAGTTGCTGGAAACGCAATAAACGTACCAGCGTCACCGCTTGAACCTGAGGTAATGTTTCCAGCGGTACTGGTAATTGCGCCAGAAGCAGTAATTGTTCCCGCAGAAACAGCTAAGTTACCTGTAGATACAGTTGCTCCACCAGCTACACCCAATGCGCCTGTAATGTTTAACGCTTGGCCTAATGTGGTTGTAGTAGATGCCGCCTTAAGGTTTCCTGCCGTATCAGAAAAGACAGCCAAAGCGTTCGCAGTAGATGCCCCGCCAGAAAAAGTAACGCCGCCAGCAGATGGATCTGCGTTCCATACAATGGCACTGATACCAATGAATTGTGGTAATGGTTCGACAAGCGTGTAGAAGTTACCGGCAGAAACGGAACCTGCGCCAACTGCCACGTATTGACCTGATTTCATTTGTTCAATAGTTTGTTGGTCGCTAGAGCGTTCTAAAATAACAGTAGAAGCAATTGCACGTACAATATAAACACCTTGTTCGTACGTATTGGTTTGCGTTTGAAGTAACACGCGGTCACCAACGGCAACAAGAACGCCGTCAATTGTTAACGTTGAAGCAGCTACCGTTAAGGTTGCTCCTACGCCGTTGTTGCTTGGTCCATTGGAATAAGTGCCTGCAATGTTTGCCGTAGACGCCAATCGAACAGGTGTTAACCATGGTGAAAAAACTGTTTGTGATAAGCTTGTAGTCATTTTAAAGTCCTTTTATTAGTAATATTACCATCCAAAGTTAATTAACTTCCCCATACCAAATTAGTTGCTGTTGTGCCCGTAGTATTAACCTTAATGGAAAATATTGGATGCCAAACACCTGAAACTAACCCGATAAGAGTTTGATCGGTTCCGTCCCATTTTTTATAGGAAACGTCACCAGACCCGCCAATGTATAACCAGCGGACGAATTCTACTGTGCCATTAGGCCCATAAAGAGTATCTAGGATTACGTCTCCAGTACGAGCAACACCCGCCATAACACGAGTAGGGCCTGTGTATGCATTAGGATCTAACGCCGGTACATTTTGTAATTGAACTGCCATTGTTGTACTCCTTGGATCATAATTTTATAAACACATTAAAGAAGCTTGTTGGTTCCATATTACCATCAGCAGCACCTTGAACGTTTAACGTGCCGCCACCTTGAGAAGCAATTGTATTTAATGCAATAAATTGATTGGTGCCTGACGATCCATAAACTCCTGCTGAGCCGCCCGGAGAATTGGTGCTAATTGCTATAGTGCTCCCTGGATGGTTATGCGCTGGCATGCTTGCAACTGTAATTACTTCACTACCAGCATATTGGCCTAATGCTCGTGCCGTTAAGCCAGCTCCCGCACCAGCGCCAGCCAAGGCTCGCCCTAAAGAGCGAGGTAACGTTAATGTTTTTAATGCAACAAAATCCGCAACCGCACTTGCACCTCTTCCAAGACCGCCGGAAACAGGTGCCCACGCATCAAGGACTCCATCCCAAATTGTTTTGTATAATTGAAACGTGTCTTGATTGGCGCGATTTGTAGCGCCTGAAGCTGTTTCACCAATTGAACCATCGTTCATGGCTACCCAGCCATATGGAGCTGACGACAATAAACTTGTTTTAATATCTCCGGTTCGTGGTGTTTGATTTATAGAATCAATTTCGTCATACGTATCAAATGTTTGATTAGGGCTAACATTTCCTAAATAAAGGGAAGGTTTTGTAAATTGAATATCACAATTTGTGCCTAATGGCAGTGCCAATTGAATATAGAGTGCGTCATCATTCGTTTGTTGGCCTCCTGTACCTAATGATTTCCCCGCAACACTAGGAATAGTTATTAATGTTTTATATGGAACCCATGAAGTCGTTAGGGTTATAGCTCCTTCGGTCGAGCTAGCCTCAACACTTGCAGATGTTCCCGAACCAAAGTACTGCACAACATTCACGTTCAGTGTAACCGGCGTTGCGGTAACCTTGGCCCAAATATTAAACGTCATAGCTTGGCCAGATAAATTTTTAACTTTTTGAGTAATTGGAAATTGGAACGATTTTAACGTTTCGCCAACGGGACTTCCGCTGCATTGATACCTTAAATATTCAACTGGCGTAGCATCGGGCGCTAATGGAGCGCTTGCGAGCGGGAACAACTCAAATGTTATTTGATCGGACAACAACGATGTGTCGTTTTTTACAAATCGAATATCAGGACCAACTGTGCCATATGCTGCTACGATTGGATTAATGAGTGCAGGCGTGAATCCTTTATGATTTGACGGCGCAATGACCGTATTCGTTAAGTTTGCGGCCGAAATCATGTCATCAATGTGGTTTATAAATACATTATTTGCGATGTAATTAAAAAGAGAAATAACTGTGCCGCCACCTCCTCCACCACTGCCACCCGAAAAATTGCTAATATCCCATATTAAATTTCCGTCTGAATCATTCACAAAAATATAATATAAGTCCTCAGGAGCTGCGCTATCAAATTCCCAATAAAATGGACCTTGCACACCATTCAAATCAAATATAATTGGGTTAGGCCAAGGAATAGTCCCGCCTGCATCTTGATAGACTATTTTGTCTTGTTCAAGATTAAGCGAACTGCGAGTGTACATTTTCGCGCCACCGGCAACCGTGCCTTCGTTGTTAATGATGACCCAGAACGGTTCAGGAGCTAGTGAGTATGTGACCGCCATTTACATTCCTTGTAAAAGTTCTATTGATATTGTATATCATTCCCAGTCATAAAAATAATGCTTGTTATTTATCCATCTTATGCTTTATAATTAACCAACTTATATAAAAGGTTAATTATGTTAAGTTTAATATTATTCTTCTACGCCTGTTATTGCGCAACCCAAGTCGTTTTCGATATAGTTGATTATCGTCAACGTAAAAACCAAGAATGCCCTTACTATGGTATGCATCGGTAATTATTTTGCATTGTACAATTGTTTAATTAAGTCCGTTAATGAGTTCTTTGGCGTGGCATAGGCTGCGGCCGCTAAACCTAAAGTTCTTGGGTATTTTCTAAAATTTATATACCGTCGGTAATCATTTTGACCTTTTCGTAATAAATCAGAAATATCACTGTGTCCCATGTCTTGTAAATTTTTATGAAAAGCATTTAATAAACTATTTCTTGATTTTAATCCGGCTTGCCCTTTTAAATTTGTCTCGGGAGAGAATATTTTGCTTAACTTTCCTGCTCTTGCTGAAGAAATTTTTCCTAAATCAGATTGCAGTTGAAATAATGAATCGTAATCCCCGTAATGAGACCCCTCAACCATGTTTCGTTCTGCTAAATTGTTAGGTAAATATTGTTGTGCGTCTTTAATTAATTCAGGATCAACATTCAATGTCCCTATGTCTCTTTCAGCGGCTAACCTCTGGCCTTTCTTAAGATTTTTAAGTGCGCCCCTTTTTGTTAAATAAGGCATTGCTTTTGCTAATGCATTACCACCAACCAAAAAATCAGCGTTACGTGCTAGACCGCGAGATAAAGCATCCCCGGGGTTCTTTGGTTGGCCAATGTACCTTTCAATGTCTTGATCTAAATTAGGCGCTTGAGGAAATTTATTAGCAAATTCTTGGGGCATTAAATGCAATCGGTTAGCTGCGTATTGAGCAAAATTTCTTGGTGCATTATTTATATTTTGTCCTAACTCAAGAAGCCCTGCTAACGTTTGACCGCCACGGTCAATGGGATGCATTAACCAATTTTTAGGATTAACAAAGCCTGGTACTTCTGTTTTAGCTTTTTGCCAGTACTCGGGGATATTCTGTATCCCTTGGTAACCAGCATTAAGAATGTCTTCGCCAATTCTAGGTAACGCATAAGCCGCTGCTTCTCCAAATGATTCTTGAGGCCCTTGTTCTTGCAGCCAGTCACGCGGGGCTCTTTGTTGGGATTTAGGTTCCTCTGCAAGCCAATCTCTAGCTGTCATATACGCCCCGCTGCCTTGAGTCTCTTGTCGAGCTCAGCTCTAGATATCTTATATTTATCCATCATGTGCTGATAGTCTTCTTGCGTAATTTTATCAGCCAATAGTTCTTCAGTTTTGCGCTCAATCGCGCTTACATCCACCATTTTATTAGCTTGTCTTACCGCGTCGGACTCACTCATGCCTTGTTGCAGCAATCCAGAAATGATGTCATTTTTCTTTTCAGCTATATCGTGAAGCGCTATTGATGCCTGCATCTTTCCTTCGGCAACCGGTATGGTGTCATTTTCATTAACCTTTTGTCTTTGAAGTAAATCAAATTCTCTGACTAAAGGTTTGCCGCCAAATGCCTGCACTCCAGATGCAATAATTTGCTCGCTTGTGGCAATCAAGTCCCCAATTTTCTTCTGCTCTTCTTTCGTTCCCATTTTCTTCAGGTAGCTTAATTGCTTATCTTGGAAGAAAGGAATTCTAGATCGCATGTTTTGTATGACAGGGTCTTTAAGAATGGAAGCCATACGGTTTAATGACGCGCCAGAGTTACTTAATGCCAATTGACTTTGTCCTATGTCTTTAAGCGCAGCCGCACGGTATTTACCTGCTTCTTCGCCCTGCTTAACAGCGCCTTTTAGGTTTCCAGTCTTTTCAGCCCAAGTGGGCTCACGTCCTTCTGCAAAAGCTTGTTGTGCTGCAGGTGTCGATGGGCCCCATTCATCACTCTGTTGTCTAGGCTGACCACCAGTCATATCCATTTCCATTGATGCATTACCATCATCTGCCATGACCTGCATTTGATTGCCATCATAGCCCGTAGTCGTAGGATGAGGCCGATACCCTTCGCGCCCTACAAAAGGAAAGTCACCATTAGGTATAACGCCAGGACCTTCGGCAGAAACTCTAGGGTTAGAACTATTATCATAATCTTGTGCAGGCATATTGAATGCATTTTGATTAGGGCCTTGTTGGGGATTTTGTCCTATCAATGCACGAAAAGCATTTTTTAAATGCCCTGAAAATGAATTAGTAGAAGGCTCCCCAATTCCTGAAAACATGCCATTACCTTGATTGCCTTGTTGCATTTGATTAAACGCATTCATGCCTGAGTTTCGACCCATTCCAGCACCAACGGCTTTTTCTAATGCGGCTTTTGCAGCAGGATCACCCATATTTGCTACAGCCGAATCACTGCCTAGCAATTTAGCAAGAAACTGTGGCCCCATAAGGTTAGCGTAAGCGAGCTTACTTGCGGCTTCAGCACCCAGAGTAGTAGGCAAATATTGCTTTTTAATCTGATTGATTTGTCGAAGAATGTTATCGTTGGCCAATGAATTCATACCGCCCATAGCAGTAACCAAAGGGCCGCCAGGGCCTACGTCTGAAACAACTCTTGGTAATGGAAGTGCCATAAAAAATCCTTATAAAAATCCTAATCCACCGAGTATTCCTATACCGCCGCCTAGCGTATTAAAAAAATCTTGTTGTTTTCCTGCTTGTTGCCCATAAGCACCTTGGCCCATTTGATTATAAATGTTACTTAATGAATTAGCTGCATTCTGACCGCCAGTCATCAGATTTTGTTGTCCTTGCCCATATTGTGTGTTAATTCCTAATACGTTTTTCAACCATTGGTTCTGGTCTTGAGATGAAATGGTTCCGGCGTTTTGCTGCATTTGTTGCATCATTGGCGTACTGCCCATTAGCCCGCTTGCACTTGCTGCATTTTGGCCTGCGTTCATGGATTGTTGTTGCAAGTTTTTAGCCCATGGGCTTTCTTGATAATTTCCCATTTGGTCATTAATGAATTTGGATGGGTCTTGTTGGCTTTGTAACCACCTTTGATAATCACCAATAGCGCCTTGACCAGCATTCGCATAAGGTTGCTGGGCTTGCTGGGCTTGCTGCATATATTCATTGTATTTATCGTAAGACTTTCCTGAGTTGCCAAAGAGACCGCCAAACAAACCACCTAATCCACTTCTGAACATTTCGGAATCAAACATAATCACATATCCTTGTGAGTTATTAAGTTCATTTTATACAATTACGGTCCAGCTGCCTACGCCTGATGCAACCTTCCAAATTTGTAACTGCGCCGTCCTTGGTATTGTTGGCGTATTAGCGTCGCTTACATAAATCATTTGCCCTTCTTCCGGGGTCTGTATCTGGTCGCGCTGGGCCAGAGTTAATCGTGGAACAAATACGCCAGCAGCTCCTAAATATTCGCGCAATGATTCGATGAATGTTGCCATAAAATCAGACCAAATATTGCTTAAATAGATTTCGTTTTTAACCAAAGGGTCGTAAGTTGGAAAAAAATCAAAATCTCGTGACATAACTTACTCCGGTAACGTTTCAAAGGCCCATGCAGCGCCTAAAATAATAAATGGAATATCGTGAAAAAATTCAATTCTTGGTGTAAACCCTTGGCCTCTTGGGGTTGTCCCTAACTTTCGCCATAACGTTCTATAGGTTCGCTCTCCAATTTTGCCCATTGGAGACTGAAGCAAATTGCCGTAAGTTTGTCCGCCGTCTTTAGATATAGACAGAAAAACTACGGGCTGCGCCCCTCCTACCCTTGTTTCTTGTTCAAGAACAATAATTTCGCTGTCTTCAGTAAGTATGTCTTGCGCGCTTTCTGTCCATAAATTACTTTCTATAAATGTATCAATTGCTAATTGACCTTGCAGCAAATCAATTTGGAATCTATCAATACGCAAACGATTGTAACCGTCGGGTGACATCTGTCTGCCAATACGCATACGTCGAATAGCTTCCCCGTTATTGGTCGATACACCATCAGCTACGATATAAAATATCGGTAACTGATAGTCGCCATAATAATTAACGCCATCAAAATAAACGTGAGTTTGAGCGGGATGCCTGTCTCCATTTAACACCTCCTCTTCATGCCACTTAGGCAGCTCAGCAGTGCTCATTGTGACGTTTAAAACAAAAGTATGGTTGGCGAGTGTAAAGTTTAATCGATAAAATATAAGGCCATTTTCTTTAATAAGTATTCCACGAGCATCCGCAACACCCGTGTCAGGGTCAGCTGCATATTGGGCTAACTGGAAGTCTAGGGCGCGATTACTAACCAGGATTGATTCAGTTCCCTTTACCTCCATAACGCCTGCCAGACCATCCTTATCTTGCGCCAAGAAGAACATTCTATCAAAGCCCACAGAGACACTGCCTAACGCAGGCGTTCCTACTTCCATCAACAACGAGTTATTGCGCCGAAATGGCAAATTAGTTCCAGCTCCTGCGTTTTCCCATACTTCTGTAAAGTTCTGAGAAAATAAAAATATGCGTCGATGCAGTGTTCTGCACGCAACAATAGTTCCAGGGTGCGAAGTTATACTTCCTAATTGAAGCTGGCCCGTTACAATAATAGAATTAGTAGGTGCGCCAGTGGTTGTAATATCAATAAAAACGTTTGCTATGGCATTGGCATAACTGGTAGCTAATTGGATTGTTCCAGGGTTTGTGGTGTATGGACTGACTCTGATGGAATAATACGTTGTACTGACCGCTAATGGCGCGGGCAACGTTCCTGTTGTTGTTAACGTTACTGGCACGCCCGTAGCAAAATTAGCATTGCTTACGCTTAACGTAAGAACGTCTGTTGCGGTGTCTACTGTAAACGTACCTGTTGGAGTAGTAGCACTTCCTCCGCTCCAGACCATTCCTTGATTAATTGATGAAAGTTGAAATGTGTTGGTTTGACCATTCGCTATCAAAAAAAATCCATCTAGATAACACACATCAACTGGATTGTCCGGAAACCCTGTGTCTGTAATTTCTTCAAATGTATTGGCATTTGTATCCCAAATCCAACCTTCTTGCCCATCAACAAAAATAACTTGATAGGTATTTGCGTCTATACCAACATATCCGGCGCTTGTTGTAATTGTTCCAATAAGGCTTGTAGAAAGTAACCCTGTCGATCCTGTAGTTCGATATACAGAATTTCCATACACTTGGTAAATAACGTTGTTAAATACAAAAGACGCTCGTGCGCCATCTGTTTCACTTCCAAAATTAAGTTCAGCATCCACCAAGCCAGCGGTAGATAATAAAACTTTTGGTCGCTTTCCTTCTGGATCAACGTATTCAAACATATTAACGGTTCGTTCGGCACTAATAGTGCTAACACGCTGGTTGTCATAGCTTCCTACCAAATCATAATCTGTAGCTTTAGTAGCCATATATTAATACGCCAGAATATTTTGCCAGTAAAATGGCTCAGGTTTGCTCAATACCGATGATGGTCTGATGGTTAAATCAGTTTCGTTAACGTTTTTAATAATATTGTAATAATCCTGATATTCTTGCTCTGATGTCTCGGCCCAATTAGCTGATGGGTAATAGGCTA